TTTCGGCCGACCTTTCCTACCGAGGCCGGGTCTATCACATTGATAGATGACACTGAATACAGATCTGTACTCCCATTTATACAGATCTGTATTCATTTTGTTTCGGCTTTCTCACAAATGGCTGCAATCACTCTTAGTCGGGGGATACTACAGCCGCGAACTTCATCACTTTTTCATGCTGCTGATTATCCGGGTAGTGGCTTTCAGATTCTGCTGCCTGATTTCTGAAGTTTGCGAGGCTATATCTGCCAAAGCTGCGGAGATTAGCGATCTATTTGCTCTTCAAGATGCAGCGTCGAAGGACTGGAGCGCTAGAGCTTCTCGGAGGCCCTCGCTGTAAGGAACCATCACAACGCCGTTGGGGACATCAGGGCTTTTAATCATGACGTCCTCAAAGTCGAGCTCGGCCTCAATGATGTGAGCGATTAGTTCTCCCGCGCCTTTTTCAGTGGTACGGATTTTCAGCTCCCAATTCAAGCTTGGTACATTCGGTTGCATCAAATGTACCGCTAAATGTTTGAGCCAGTTCATGCTGCCGCAGGTCAAGACTACCTTGTGGTAAATACCCCGCTTGCCGGAGAAGACCATCTGTCATTTTGCGCGCCTCCTAATCAGGAGAGTGTTGTAAAGCCCGACTACTACAACATGTCAAAAGTTTCTCCTTATGACGTTGGAGAAGCTATGTATGGCAAGACTGGTCTTTTGACTTACGTCCTGATCAATTCGATAAAGTATATTCAGCGTTACCCTAAAAAATATCAGGGTCAGGCTGACAAGCAACTAGAAGATCTGATGAAAGCTCGCCAGAGCCTAGATAAAGCAATCGAGTTGCACAAAGAATTAAATTGCAACGTGGCCATCCGTCATGGGTGAGAAAGTTAGGTACGTGCGGTTTCGCTTTACCGGTACCTTGGAAGACCTAAATGAGATTAAAGACCAAGTGGAAGAGGTAATGAGAGACCACGGATGGAAACGTGGTTTTTCAGAGATGGCTCCTCTCGAGGCTAATCCTGAGATTTACGCCTTGGCCACAGGCTGGAAACGCTTCCAAGAGTAATTGCTGTGGAGATCACCAGGGAAGAAATCCAGGAGATGATAGACGCAGCGATTCGTAGGCACAACAGAAATGCCAGCATCATCTCAGCCATTGTTGGTTGGACGGTGTTGGCGTTTTATGCCGATGGATTATTCAGGCTTGTGGGTTAGCCCTTTCCTTGGCCCTTGTATTTTTTTCGTGCACTAGAGCGTTTGGTGCGGCCAGAAAATACTCGGCAGCGGACTCGCCAACCGTCACCAATGCGGGTTCGCTTAGGTTTACCAGCAATGTGAATTGTTCCGCTCAGTCCTTTACGCGCTTTAACAGCCATTACTTATTAAGAAGAATGCCCCATCCAGTTCCGGGACCCTCGACGGTCCATCTGGGGGTAAGGTTTTTGATCGAATACTTCAGGTGATCTCCGTTGGTGCTTGGTAAGTAGCCACCACCAGATACATTCATCTCTCCGTAAGGATCGTTGACGATGAAGTGGCTTTCCGTTAGGCCCACTACTAGGAGCCAGTGCCCCGTTCCGGTGGGTGATGTACTTGGACCTTTGTGGAGAATGCCAATTGGAACAGGGATTCCCTTTTCCAGCTGCGATCTCAGATCGGAAATATCCAGGTTTTGTCGATAGGAACCTTTGATGCCAAAGTATTCCATCGCCTTGAGTTGGGCTTGGTAGTTGGTTGTGTCGCCGTACTGTTGGACACGCCGAAGATAAAAATCGTCCTTTTGTTCTGTTTGAAGTTTCCCAGGCTTGAGAAAATCCACGGCCATAGCGCATGTGCTGGAGAAGCACATTCGGTGTGCTTGGTCGGTTGTTGAGTCGAGTTGAGAGAAGAAAGTAACTGGAAGACTCAAATCTTTAGTAGGAGCTGCTGGTTTTACCTCACCCTTATCTGCGTACTGATCTAAAAGCTTGATAATTTTGGTGCTGTATGCGGGATCTGTGGCATAACCCTCTTTAACAAGGAGCTGAGCCGCCTCTTCCCGGGTAGCGGCGCGGTTAACGCCTTTGTACTCCCCCCAGTCTTTGTACCACCGCTCTACGACGTAATCGACGCCTTCCTGAATAGACGTGAAATTACGGAAATTGGCTTCTATCGTGATCCACTTACCGCCGATGTATTCCTGGGTCTTCTTAATGGTCCCTTTGATTCTGCCTGTGGATTTAACTCCCCAGTAATTGAAATTGCCTGAGGGGGTGCGGCCAAAACCTGATTCGAGTGCCCATTGCGCGGCGAGCAGCTCAGGAAATTTTGCGCCCGCTTGAGCAGCAGCCTTGCAGATCCCTGCCCAGCTATTCTCGACGACGGCGCTAGGCGGAGGAGTGGCGGGGGCGCGGAACAGTGCGACCCATTCGGCTTGCTCCGTCATAAGTGCCGGATCAGCCTTTGAAACATGCTCCTGCAGCAGGTCGATGGCTGCTAGATGCTTGGGATTATCTGGGTTAAAAAATCTAAAGAAGTCCCTAAGTTTCGCGGCTTCGAACACTAAGTCAGACATTGTCATCTTTTAGCCAAGGTGCTTTGATTTGCATTGCTCCTCCCAATAGCTCCTGTGCTTTAGAGCCGTCTGGTGGATGCTCAATAATTTGAGGCTTGGGTGTAGCCGGCTGGCTACGGTGCCACTCTTCCTCTGCCCGATCCAGTTTTGCGGGCAGGGTTGCGTAGAACTTTCTTGCATTGGCCCAGCGGAGAAATTCCTCCTGCCAGGAGCGGGAAGAGAACCGGAGTTCTACTTTTTTGCGCGCTTTGCCCTCAAAAGCATATCCAGTGCGGCGGATACGAGCTGCAAGATCGAATTGGAACGAACTTTGTCACTGGGAATCAGTGCCAAAATCTCTGAGGAGGCTGCGAGGATTACCCAAAAAATGGGGGATTCAATAAGGCCCATTTAATTGTCCATGTGGCGCAGATTTATTGTACCCAATTAAAATTTGATCGAGTTTATAGTCCATTCGATCCATTCGACTATCCAGACGCTCCAGCATATGAGCCAGGTCTTGCTTCTGAATGTATTCCTTGGCTAGTCTGATTTCTAATCCGTCAACGCGCTGGTCCACAAGCACAATACGCTCCTCGGCCGCCTTGTCTAATTCTTCAAAGCGCTTGCCAAAAGTTAGGATTGCAGAAGCCGCTCCCCCAAGAAGGCTGAGTACGATACTCAGTGGCAATACGGGTTCCAAGGCTTGGAGGGCTTTTCTTTTAATATACCAAGTCTTATACACTAAACTGTATTTATAACTGGCTTTTAGCTGTGATTGAGCCGGGTACATACGACATCACTATTCACCAAGGGGCAACCTTTTCCCTGGATCTCCAGTACAAGGATGCCACTGGGGCTGGTGTCAATATGTCAGGCTATTTAGTGGCGGGGAAGCTGGTTAACCGCCTAAACACCACTGCTGTGGCGACGTTCCAAACGCTATGGGTTGACCAGAGTGTTGGCAAATTCAGAATCAAGCTTCAGCCGAATACCACGGCTGGTATTACAGCTGAGTGTCAGTACGACATCTTGATCACTGAGCCTGGTGGGGATAAGTACTACATCCTTCAGGGGCGGGCATTTTTGGATCCTGGCTTTACGGGCGTGCCATGATACACAACCAAGTTCAGGTTTTACGCACACTGTCTAGTGTGTTGAAAGTGACTGAAACGCAAACCTCAGTAGAGGTTAAGCAGCCGGTCGCAAGCGTTGTAACTCTTATAGCGCAAGGCCCTCAAGGCCCTCCTTTTGTTGGAAGCACTTTTTTTAACACCACTGCAATTGGAGCCCTGACCTCAGGGGACATCGGAACGGTTCTGGAGTGGGACGGATCACTATTTATCCCAACGCAGGAACTTAAAAATGATCTCACTATTACTGGAGGTGCCTTCTAATGGCCGTAACTCTCAAGATTAAACGCCGGTCTAGTAGTGGTGCTGCCGGCGCCCCCATTGCTCTTAAGGCGGGTGAACTCGCCTACAACGAGAATGCTGGCGATAATTCTCTTTACTACGGCTACGGCGATGACGGTAGCGGTAACGCCACAAGTGTTATTACAGTCGGTGGTTCTGGTGCTTACGCCACTCTGGGCACGGCTCAGACCATCAGCGGGAATAAGACGTTTACAGGAACCGTTGCTTTCGGCTCTGCGACGGTAACGGGCCTGGATACAGGCGAGGTAACAGAGACCGCGAACCTCTACTACACCGATCTTCGGGCTCGGGGGGCCATCTCTATTACAGATGCGGGTGGGGATGGTTCGCTGTCGTACAACAGCTCGACAGGTGTCGTCACCTATACCGGGCCCTCTGCCGCTGAGGTGCGGGCTCACCTGAGTGCAACGACAGCCTCGGGTGTGACCTACAACTCGTCGACAGGTAACGTTGCCCTGTCTTCCATCCCAAACAGCTCGCTGGCCAACAGCGGGTTGACCATCAACTCCAGCGCAGTCAGCCTGGGAGGGAGCGTCACCCTCAATACGGATGCTATTGGGGAAGGCTCAACTAATCAGTATTTCACTACGGCTCGGGCGCGGACTTCAATCTCAGCCGCTAACCCTTCGACTGGTGTAGCTTACAAC